GCTGTATTGTAAAGTGAAGTCCATGTTTTTGTTGCAATTTGAGTACTGTCTCCGTCAACCACTGCAAATACCACTATCCTTAATCCATGAATATACCCATTGCCGGACTCAGATGCCTTGCCGGATAGTATAATTTGGGTTGTATTTGATGGAGATGTGACTGTTGCCGATGTAAGTGTTTTAACTAATGTTTCATGGTTCCAATAGAGCATTCGTGTATCAGTGCCAGACACAATAGCTACTGGATCACTAAAAACCCCGGCACTGGATGCAATCAACAAGCATTTAACAGTGAAGCGCCATCGCGCCGATGAATATTCAGTGATATTTTCTGCATTACATTGCAATACTTGATCCACGCCATAAGCGGCAAGGGCAACACTGTATGTTTGGGTTGATTTTGGAATAACATCTACTTTCGGAATTTCTTTAAAATATCCAGGAATATTAATAACATCATCATGTTCGCCAACACCTTCTTCCCGTCTTTTCAGGCTTTTATATTGAACATGAGTGGAACCTATCCAATAATAAAAATCAATATCTCCGGCATCAATGCGGCAATAATCACCATTTATCAAATTGCCAATGTTGATCTGGCTACCAGCATATATCTTGCCACCATCAATCATAGTGGTGTCGGAACCATGCCTAATGTCTGCATCATTCGTGGCTCCCGGTTCGCTCCAAGCTTCCGTATAAGCCTGGGCGGCATCAGCCTTGGCCTGAGCATCAGCTATGGCCCTTGCTTCTTCAGCAGTGACTATTCCATCTGCGTAGGCTTTTGCAATTACTTCTGCCAGATGCGCCTTGGCTGCCGCCAGAACACTAACGGACTGTGCAACAGGCATTAACGACCCGTCAGGCCTGACAGTCTGGCTTAAAATCCCAGCTTCTTTGGAAGAATAGACTTTGATTTTAGTTAGCGTAATTGGAACTGATCCGGCAGACCATGCTTTAATGGAATTAACACCCTGGATCAAGGCCGATGATGGCAATGCAAGATAAGGCATTCTATAATCCTATTTTCTCTTTTTCTGTCCGGCCCCAGGCTCGGCAGCTTTCAATATGCTCTATATATTCCTGGCACTCGGCTCCCTGGGCAAGCTGTCGCAACATTTTCATTTCATCATTTTCAGAATATTTTTTTCTGATTTTTTCCACCACCCGGGTATTGATCAAGCGCATGTGTGGAGATACAGCAGAAATTTCCGCCCTCATTTCATCCGTCGATTCCATGGTGACATCCATGAGCACAATGTCAAAAGGTTGTTCCGGTAAAACCATAGAGTCAGGCACATGCACATATGTGTCATCTCCAATCGTGCACAATTCTGTTATACGCTGGGCATCTTCTTGGTAATCCGGTTCAATAAGCGTACGTGTTGTATAATCGTCGATAATTTTTTGGTATTTTAATATCATTTTTAACCTCTTTTAAGATTTTAAGCATGTATGGCAAAGAATTGGTATATTTTGCATGGCCAAGGATAGACGCGACAGCCGCCTGATCACTTTTTTTGACCATGCGTTTAAATTTATAAAGACTGAATTTTCGAATAAATTTTTTATTTTTCCAGGTGCGGTACCCGACAAAGTTCAAACCCTTTTTGACTTTTTGGATGGTTGATTTTGAAAGCCTTAAGACCAGGCCATCCTTTAAAAATTGAATAATTTTTTCCCGGAACAAAAGACATTGATCCCGGGTGATGCCAATCAAAATAAAATCATCCACATACCTGACATAATGTTTTATTTTCAACACCCGTTTTACAAAATGATCAACAGGGTTCATATAAAGCAGGGCATAAATCTGGCTTAAAAGGTTGCCTATTGGGATGCCGTCCGGAGCATCTATAAAAGCAAATGCCATCATAATATCGACAAATCGTTTGTCCTTGATTTTTCGTTCTATCAATTTTCTGAGAATATTCCGATTGATAGAATAAAAAAACTTTCTGATATCAAGTTTTAATGTGTATTCATCCCCTGAGCAAGATTGCAAAGCCCTTTGTGTATAAACACAAGCCTTGTGGGTACCCATACCCTTACGACAGGCAAAAGACGTATTGATAAAAGTACGATCAAAAATGGAATATATAACTCTATAAATGGCATGTTGCACCACGATATCCCGAAATGTTGGCGCATAAATCAACCGGTCTTTTGGCTCATACACTTTAAACGTCCTGTATGGTGCCGGTTGATAAATGCCGGAATGCAATTCTTCATGCAGCATGGCAAGGTTATTACCCAGGCTGACCTCAAAATTAAAACAAGCCTGTTTTTTTCTTTTCCCTTTTCGGGCATCCAGATACGCCTGATACAGATTTTCTGGAGTAAATGCTATTTCAAATAAATTCCCGATCCGTTTCAATTTCAATTCTCCGTGTTTGGCGCATCTGGTCTTCGAGCTATTAAAGCCTACCAAAAAGATGCTGCCTATTGATTTCGCATAATGCAGGAAAGACACATCCCTGTAATTCCACTTTCTCGTATTTGAGTTTGAGGATTTGCAGTCGCAGCGGAACCCAACATTGTTGTTCGAATTCGTACGATAATTGTTCCAATTCGAATTCCAAACCCCGGCATTCGAACTGTTGTTCCAATTCTCGCCGGATAGCACACATTTTGAGGCGCTTCCCTTTATTTCCATTGTTGTTCTTCTTTTATTTTTTTTATCCAGCCGCCAATCATTTTACCCAGCTCATCTATGAGCCTGGAAATTGCGGCATGCCTGACCCGTTCAAGCTGGCCCGGGCTTTTTTCTGATTTTTTACCATCTTTAAAGCGGAAATATCCCAATTCAGCGGCCAGATAAATTTGCATTCTTAATTTTTCATGGGCAATATCCAGGTTGGTGAGCGTGGTCTTTTTAAAATACCTTTTTTGGCCCTCCGTGATATAATCATATACCTCATATGCAGTGCTCCTTATTCTATTTGCCAAGGCATATTTTTCAGCCTTGGGGAAATGGTTCAGATATACATTCAGCAATTTTGCTGTTTCCATAAATTTTCTATTTAAGCCTGGCTCTGACATTCAGTTTCCTTTAATGGGCACTATCGTGCCCTATACAGGGTAACAGGCGCAGCGGAACCCAACATCGTTGTTCGAATTCGTACGAGAACCGTCCCAAAACGAATTCCAAACCCCGGCACCCGAACCGTGGACCCAACTCCCGCCGGAGAGCACACAGAGTTCATTGGTAATCTTTTGATAAAAATAATCTTTCCCGAAAATGTTGGCGCCAGTGGTGTCCACTCCGCCTGAGTCTTTTGGCACACCAAGACAGGTCAGTAAAAACGGGTTCCCGCTTACAGCTTCAGACAGCACTTGATTAGCACCTGACCCCATGCGCTGAGCAAAACCATTGCTGGAATACCCGGTTTCAAACATCATATCAAAGGCATCCATCATGGCAGCCACGCCGGTTGCGCCCCAGTGATCAGTTGACAATGAATTGCCACTGGTAAAATCTTTCATGGCGGCTGCGTCTTTGGCTACGTAAAAATCACCAACAGTTGCCGAGCCCCCGGATGAATATGCAGCGAACGCAGTTGAGTCAACTCCATCCAATGTAAAATTATCCGCATCAACAACAGTGATTGTAAAAATTTTGTCATTAATTTCTGTCATACCACCAACGGACGTGATCATAGCGGGATCACCGGTTGCCCTTCCATGCCCTACTGCTGTTATCTTACAGGGGTTTGCGTTTGTTGCAGCAGTGATTGTTTTGCCGGCCGCTATGCAGGTAACGCCGATCATAATTTCATACATTAGCCCATTAAGATCTGCTACCCCGCAGGCCTGGCCGTTATGGGTTGTTTTTGCAAACGGCACGCCGGACCCGGTCTTCCCGCAGTTTGAATATCCATCGCTGGTATAGGACACATTTCCATCATCTGTGTCACCAAGAGCGTTGTCATTACACCCCTTTGGATAATTATAAGTTGCGTCATACCATGCACAATAAGTGGTTGCTGTTGCGGCCTGGCCGTGTGCCATGGAAAGAATAGCAAGGGCAGAATTGATAAATTGTGATTTTACAAAGAAGATCGAACTTGCATTAACAGCCCCATTGACCCCATCCCTGGCATGGGCAGCATTAATTGCTTCATAATAATAATTACCCCCGCAGGCTGTCAGATCAGCTATGGGATTATGCGTTGACGCGGTCGATATAGGCAAGCCAGAGGCAATAGAGCTTGCAATATATCCCGTGCCCCAGGCGCGTTTTGAACATTTATATTTATCAACAAAAAACCCAATCTGCTCATTATTGTCATCAATAAAAGCACGGTGCAGTGCATACCCGGCAGAGTTCGCCTCCGCAGTTGAACCAAAATAGCTGGCTGGCTTTACATCAATAACATTAATATCCAAGCCATTCGATCCTGTACCGATTTTATAAAAAAACTTTGGCACAAACACCATGACTGATCCGTCTGGGTATTGATAATTACCATAATTATTATTGGCAACATCATCATATCCAGCCATGGGTGTCATGCCGGTTGGCAAATAGTCCTCCGGACAAATACCAACACCAAACCCGGCTGCGCCTGGTGTACCTATTTCCATAAGCGGTCCGGTTAATTCGGCAAGGGTGTGCGTGTGATCTTCCCTGGCTGCTGGAAACCCGCCAGCAGTCACTCCGTCATGGACCACAAGGGCTTTCTTTGTGGTGTCAACGGTAATTTCCTTGTTTATACCTGTAAAGCTTGCATGTTCCGTGGTTGTGCCACCCCGGCGGGCTATTGCTGTTCCACTCATGTTTTATAATCCTCCATATTCATAAGATCCTGTGCCATTTGCCATGGCCAGGTCAATATACTCAACTTCGGGTTCATCGGAAAAAACAAAACCCGTGTCTATGTCTCCGTAATCGGACGTGTTTACTATTCTTTCGACAGTTAAATGACTGTCATTCAGGGCTATTTCCAGAACACCATCTCCCTCATATTCAACAAACACCAAACTCCCATCACAAAAAATTTCATCAACAGAAAATTCCCATTCATCGGCCCCGTTAATGTCTGTACTCAGGGGCACCACATGGCTTGCGGTCAAATCATAAACCTTCATTGCATCAGCAGCGGCAGTAACTTCAGCGGCAGCCTGGGCAGCATCGGCCTTGGCCTGGGCATCTGCTATGGCCCGGGCTTCTTCAGCAGTAACTATTCCATCCGCGTAGGCATCAGCTCTTGTCTGCTCAAGAACATCCTGGGCGACGGCATAAGCGTTGGCAGCGGCTTCGGCAGCATCAGCTTTGCTTGTTGCATCAGCAGCGGCAGTAACTTCAGCGGCAGCCTGGGCAGCATCGGCCTTGGCCTGGGCATCTGCTATGGCTCGGGCTTCTTCAGCAGTAACTATTCCATCCGCGTAGGCGCTGGCAGTAATTTCTGCCAAATCAGCTTTTGCCTGGGCCGCCTCTATGGCACGGGCTTCAGCCTCTGTCACCATTCCGTCAGCATAAGCCCTTGCTTTGACTTCGGTTAATGTGGCCTGTTCTGCGGTTATAGCTCTAATTATCGGCGTGGATTGCTGATTTGATATTGCCGGGGATTGAGCGTTTGTGGACAAAGATCCATCTGAATTAAACGATTGGTTTAATAAACCAGCCTCTTCAGATGTGTATACTCTAATTTTTTTAATTGTGCCGGAGACACCACCAGTAGACCAGATTTTTAAACTATTGGTTCCAGCCACCAATTCTTTTGCTGTAATCGCTTTCCAGGCCATTATATCACCGTCCCGTAGTCATATTCACCGGCACCGCTTTTTAATGACAGATCAATATATTGGTTTGTCTCAGGTTCATCATTAAAAGCAGAGCCTGAATCTAAATCACCATAATTATCAGTTGACGTTAAAAGATCCTGTTCCAATTGTGTCTCGTTCAAGGCCACTGATAAATTATCCGTACCCTCGTATTCGATGTGAATCAAAGAGCCTTCTGATAATAAGTCAACAGAGAATTCAAACTCATCGGCCCCGTCAATGTCGGTGTTGATGTTGACTGCTTCATCAGGATCAGAAGAAAAAATAAGACGTGCCGCATTGTCTGCATAAGTGTTGATGGTATCATAATCAGTCACGTCTGCCACGCCAATCCAATCGTCGGAAGCGTATGCGCCCCCCTCAGCCTTAGCCGTTTGACATCGTTTGACCCCGGCCCCTGTATCCCACAAATCCCCGGCATCATACGGCGGGACAGGGTTTGATACAGGCAGAAATACTCTGCGCTTTCCGTCTGCCGTGTCCTGGGCTGTTGCGGCGGCGGCCAAGGCTGCCGTAATATCTGAATCAGTCAATTTAAGCCAGGAATAGGTTGTGCTTACCACCCTGAAACGATAGGCGTATCCGGTTAAATTGTCATAATACAGGTCGCCCAGGTGCTGATCTTTTAATGCTGTTGTTGTCCAATCCACAGCAGGAACATTTGATAATGTCGGGACACCATCGTCAAACCAACTTTCAATAGAATTTTGAATAATATTATATTCGCCTGAATTAATATCATTTAGAGAAGTTGGTTTGTCTGTCAGATTGTCATACCCGGAACTCCCCGCCGTAAATTTCATTACTATACTGTTAAATTCTGCCAATCCACCTTCTATCTTCCATCCGGTAATGCCTTCCACATAATTTGTGGATTGCATTTTCAAGCCGACAAAAATCTCATTCGTATCAATATGTGCAGCCTTTATTGCGTCTGCCTGGATTGCATGTGCCAAAATGGAGCCATCTACCAAAAGATTACCATTAACACCAACCGCACTAACGCCATCCACGTCACCGACGACGAACGGCACCATGGGCGTCTCTCCAACCTCCGCACCCGGCTTTACGATAGAAAACTTATCAGAAAGAAGGATAAATTCACTTGTAGGCACTCCATC